AAATCGCAAATTTAACAATATCCAAAAACCTATAGGCTGGTGATCAACCGCATAAAACCTCACTTTTTAATTGTGGCTATTTTATGATTCTGCCTTATTTTGGTCATTATAGTATTTATCAACTCTTTCTAGAAATTTGTGTTGATATTTGATAAATTCTTTGCCTTTTATTTGAAACTTTTGGAAATAATTATCTGGAGTACACATCAATATGACTCCCTGTGTGATCTCTGTATCATAAACCTGGTTATGCGCCATCGCATACGCCGCTAGTTGCATGAAATAGTCGTCAACCCACTCTTTACGCTTGGGCCTGTTTGACTGTTTGAAATCAACTATGGAATCCTCATAATCATACACTCCTACAAGGTCTGTAGCACCCGCATACAGGCCTGGATAGTATAATGTAACCTCTGACCCCCATATCTCTGACATATCACATAAACCCTTGTCGATTATCACCTGAGCCATGTCGCCTGCTACCTGACCCTCGTCTGTTAGGTCCTTGTGACCTGTCCCTAGAATATACCGCTCAAGATGTAAGTGCATGTTAGTCCCACGACTCGCTGCCGTATTCTTGACACGTTCAGCTTCCACCTGACCAACACGTTTCTGCCATTTTAAAATCGACGCCATTTTTTCAGCACTCTGTGTAGCAGACAAAATCGTAGTCACACTTGGCAATTTCTTACCGGTTATCTCGTAATGCCTTCTACCTTCAATCGATGTTCGCATCGACGCCGGGTATTCGTATAGTTTATTCCATTTCACAGCTTGTCTTTCAATTGTTTTAGATACTCTTCGTTATCTTCTTGTTCTTCCATAGCTTCTCGTTCTTTCTTATTCTTTAAAGACTGTCTATAACTCGCATCAAGATCACGTTGTTCTTGTTGCAGTCTGTTAAATTTTTCCTTGTCTTTTGTATCCATAACCTGTTTTTCTATTACCATACAATTTCTGCCATGACCAAGAAGTCATAGCGGTTGAGTAATGGTATATAATTTTAAGTATTTTTGTGTACATGTCTATACTCTTCTAGGTTTACCACATTTTCTCTACTTTGCGTAGAGTAATGTTCGATTACTTCTTGTATCTTAGGTAACTTTGTATGAGCAAACGGCCAAAGCAAACAACACACATGATAGGCATCTCTAAATGTGCAACGCCATTTGTATTGAGGTAAATAAGGTGTACCATCTTTTCTGAGTCCTTTAACAGTTTTAGGTCTAAGGGTTCCTACACCTAACACTTCATGAACCCAAATCAAAACAGATCTGTCAGTCATTGTTATCTCCATAGATATTCTCATAGAGTTAGATAAACGATACCCTGCTTTACCTTTGTGTTTCTTTTTCTTTTCTATTGCACGTCTAATATTAATACTACCTTCACCATCAAACAGTCCTGCAATGTATGCTATATCTACTTCACCTATCATTTTTTTCCTTTCTGTTCAGCTATCCAAATTAATTCTTCTAGCTTTGTTTTAAATCTTGGAACACGTGATCGTTCTTTGTGAATTACTTTTTTACCATCACTATGTCCGTGTTCGTGTTGGTCCCTTGTCGCTTGGTTCTCGTTTCTTAATTCTACTTCAACGCCCTCTTCGAGATTTTTTAACCATTTATACGCCACAACCAACCTTATTGATAGCATTGTTGTGTATCATAATTAACATTTCAAGATTCTCTATTCTCTGTTGATACTTGACCAACTCCTCCCAGAGATCATTTAGATCCATTAATATCATTGCAACAAAACCCATAGTTATAATCAAAGCAAACGCAGATATAAAAATTAATAATCTATCTGAAAAAATTAAATTATTCACGTTCTATACCTCCTAATATAGCTGCACCTATATTAAGTGCATCAATTGAGCTTAGACTGCAGTGGTTTAAGCAAAGGGTGAGTATCAAAATACTCATCAAATTCCTTATCATGTATTTCTCCTTTCGAATTGCAAATTGTACATTGCATTACTGTATCATTTGCCGGGTTAGCGGACTTGTGAACTTTAACAAATCCGTTACCTTGGCAGTTAGGACAAATCTTTTTTTGATTTGTCATCTTTTTTACTTTCTGTTGGTGCTAATGATGCAAGCATTGCAATATGCGATGCAACTTCACCATAAGGTCTAGCCCACATATACTGTAAAAGTTGTTTTCTTTGTTCTTCTGTAAGTGTAAACATTATTTCTCCTTCATCTTTCCGTTAAGTTTCTTTGCTTTTTCATTTGCAATAGATTCTATAGTCTTGCTAATTGATAGTTGTGCATCAGGCAATAATACCTTCGACAAACTTATCAATGTCTTGTATGTTTCATGTGTTAAGGAAACATTTCTGTATTTAGTTATATCAGTCATTGTGACTTCCTTTCATTTATTTATAATGACTATATAGGAGATTAATATAAAAAGTCAATGACAAAATATATTTTAATGATGATTATGTGTAGTGGTATTCCAGGAAATGAATGTAAACCCATACCCACACCTATAAATGAATTTAATAAATATCATGAATGCATCCTATATGGTTATGACTATTCTGGTGATTTACTAAGAAATTTTAATTCTGAAAAAATAGATGAATTTGAGATGTTTACTGCTTTTGATTGTAAAAAACAAAGCACAATATGATTAGATGGACTAAAGACAAATGGCAAAGATTTAAAAACTGGTCTACAGTGGACCATTGGATAGATTTATTTGTTGATGTAGGTTTAATTGCTTTTGATGTATTGTCTAGTCCAGTTCTTATAGTTGTAAGATTCATTAGATATTTTTTTAATGAGTATCTAAATCACCACATAAAAACTTTTTTAAAGTGGTTTGTTCACAGGGTCTTAAGAATATAATTCATATCAAACCAGCTGCTTTCCGTGCACGTACTTACAGCCGGCCAAACTCCAGGTCCCTACCCTTGCAGGTCATCGGTAACGTACAGGGAAATGCCATTGGCAAGATTTGGACGCCCTTGAGCTTTCAAATTTTATTTACAAATACACCCATAAAAATTACCACTGCCATCATTCATGACATGTAAATTTAAACTGTCAGCGTACGTTGTTAGTTTTAGTCTTAGTATCTCGCACAGATCCATACAATCTACTTCTGCCAATAATAAGATATGTTCCGTCATCTCTTTTGTGACAACTACTAACTGATACAATCCGTCGTTCTGTATTATTAATTCCATTATCCAAAAATTTTCGTAATGTGATTTTTTTTTCTTTTAATTTGTTTTTCACCAACGCTTGTACCTTGTGTTATTATTTTATTTATACTATGTGCTTTTAATGTTACATCCACACCATAAGATCTCCAGGCTTTTTTCATTAGATTAAGTTCTAATAAAAATGTAGACCATTGACCTTGTGATATACCTTCAACATTTACTGTAACTGTTTTCATTGTTTTAACTCCTTCATCCTTTCATACATTTTTTGTAACCTAAATACACTACAGTTAGATATAAAGTCTTGTATTTCTTCTCTCATTTCTTTCTGCTCTGCATATACTTTCTGTTTGTTTTTTTGTTGCACCAAATCGATGCCCCATCTTGTTTGATCTGTCATAATATTCCTTTCATACATATAATATATAGGATATTATATGATTGTCAACCCTTACCTTGGCCTTTGTAACGTCGAGTTCGTTTTTGTCTTTTTTCGTTCTTATTCAACGATTTTTTGTGCTTTCGAGGCCCTCTTTTTTTAGGTTTATCTCTTGTCTCGAATGATTTAAATTTTCTAGCCACGATTATCTTTAATTTGTTCAACCATTAAATCTATGGGTAGGTAACTTATTTTACCATTTACTTTTTGTTCAATGTCTCCACCACAATTTAAACATCTGTAAAAATCATTTACTATAGATATTAATAATGCGTGTTCTGTGCAGTGTGGACAAACTCCATCTACCATTTTAGCTTTCTTAATTATGTCTGCAAATATTGTGCTCTTCTTAGACAAGATCTACCGCCTTTCCTATAATTGGTTTGTATTTAGTTTTCTTTTCTTCTCTGTACGCTCTCATATATTGATGTCTAGGATTAAACGGTACGTAGCTTGCGTGGATCCATCCGCTATTGGGTTCGCCTGGCGTGTAGTACTCGAGAATCAGCTGATCTGTCTCAAGGTTTTGTTTTATCCAATCAGCAACTTCAGCATTGTCGACTCCCATACATTCGAAATCAACGGCCTCAGCTTTTGAATGCTGACTGGTCAAACTTGATCCTATGGCTATGCACAACTCAGGTGAGCGATAGCCGCTGGTCACCTTAACCCTGCCAAATTGATCACGTACCGGCTGTAAAATATTTTCACACAACATTTTTAATTTATCTATTTGATCAGCGTTAGGTTCATTATCAATACCTTTACGAATCGCTGTATCCGATTTAGTTAATTCCTGAAGGGAAAAATTTCGACTGAGTTGCATTTTAGTTTGATAGTGGGTTTTTCGTACTAACCTTAATTTCTTCTATTTGGACTTTTAATAAGTCTATTTCTTTTTTATTTATTAATGAAACTGTGTGTGAGTGTTCAGTATCATGTTTGTGATCTCCAACTTCATGACTATGAGAGGTGTCTGCGTTTTCTAATTTGTTAACTTTTTCTTCTAACACAGCTATTGCACTTTCAATACCTGATGTATCAACTGTTGAATGTTCTTGTGATTCTAATGCATCTAATTTTGTAACGATCTCACCATACTTTACAAACCCACCACCTATTGCTGCGATGACTCCAAGTAATGCGGCTACGCCTGCTAGTTGACCTTTAATCTTATCCATTTTTAAGTACCTCTAGTTCTATTAAAAGCTGTTGCTTTCTAGAGTTAATCTCCATAAGCTTACGCGCTTTAATCTCTATCTTATCATTTTGAATATACGTTGCAAGGCTCTTATTTGTATAAATTAATCTATTATCTACTATATTTAATTGATCTAAATAGATATCTTTTGGCTTATAAAATAAAGTCGCTTGATACTGGTCGAGTGATTCTTGCTGACTGGTCATAGCTTCCATCTTAATTATATTTTTTATTTGTAGATTTTTAGATATATTTTTTATATCTTTGTCTACTTTTTCCATTACTCTTGCAAGATTTTTGACGACAGCTTTTTTCTGTTGTATTGCTTTTTGTTTGGCAATCTTTTTTGTTTGAACAGCGGACTTTGTAGGAGTCTCGCTAGTAGGTTTCTCTTCTTTAATTTCTTCTTCATTTGATTCTTCTATAATTTCTTCTTGTTGTTCTTCTATTATTTCTTCTTCTTCAATTGCCTCTTCTATTATCTCTTCCTCTTCCATAGCTACTTCTTCCATTATTTCCTCTGCCATAGCTTCTTCTTCCATAGGCATTTCTTCAACCATCATTAACATAGGCTCAAAAGATAATTCTTCCTCTGGCATCATTTCTTCTAACACAGGTGGCTCAGTAAAAAATGTAACCATTTCTTCAAATACTTGTTCTATTTCTACAAACTCTATATACTCAAAAACATCTTCTAAATCTTCAAATACTTCACCAATCTCATCTACTATATCCTCATCTAATACAGAAGTATCGTAAGTCATAGTAACAGAAACGTTGTCTATGTTAGGACCACCTAGATTAGCAGGAGCATTAGCATCAGATCCAGATATATCTATATTACCTACATTAGATCCTGTGCCTGTATATATTAATCTGTCTGTAAAGATTGCGCCATCAATACCTGTGGTATCAGTTCTTATTGTAGTGTTTGATGCAAGAGTATTGCCATTAGAGTCTTTGATTGTAAGTACATTTGTAAATGTATCAGCAGCACCTTGCCCACCCCAACATCCTGCAACACCACACTCACCATTTTGTGCATCCATACTAGAGTCGAGTGTAATACCATTATCTAGCATATTTTGTGTTATAGTATTTGTAGATAAATTAAAATCTTGTTCAATAGAACCACTGTCACCAAACTCTAAATCATAATTACTTGCAACACCATTTAACTCACAACAATCATTTAAAACCTGCACGTCACCAGTTACAGTCCAACCATTAGAGTTACCTGTTTCAAAGTTTCCGTTTGTAATAAGATTATTTGTTGTTACTTCCTCTGCTTTTGCACCAAAAATAACTAGAGTTAGTACTAAAAAAGTAACTAACCATTTCATTTTAATATAAGTTTTTTAATTGATTTTGACCCATCGATGTTCGACTCGAGCTCGGCCATCGACTTGATGCAAGTGTAATTTATATTATTATTTTTATTAGATCTCATCGCAATGCGTTTTCCTTTAAGGCAATCTGACATCGATTCTTGTATTCTGTGTTCTTTGATTTCTCCGTTAATAATCATAAGTAGGGCTATGATCAACTCTGGCATTAGTGTGCTCCGTTACCGTTTGCTCTTACTTTATCTTTTAAGTCTTCAATATCTCTTAAGGCTTGATTTAATTGCTCTCTTAAAAATTCTATATTAACTTTGTTTGTCATGTTCATCTCTTGAGTTTCTTCCATCTTCTCTACGGACTTGTATAAATCTTCTAATAAAAAATGTTGCTCCTGATCGACGGGCACCTGTTCAGATTTTTTAAGTAAATCATTTTCAAACAACTCACGTGATGTCTCTAACGATACCAACCTCGCAGTCAGCTCTGTGTATGCGAACACGCCCATTGCAACAAGCACGATCAGGCTAGCTACCGTTTTCATCGGCATCTGTACAGCTGCCTCTTCAGATATGTTCATTGGTTTTTTATTCATTTCTTTTTCTTTTTACACTTGCACCTTGGTCCAGCTAGCATGTTAGCAATAGATTCACAAAAACTATCTATCGCTCCACAAAATTTATATATAAAACGGTCTATCATCTAGGGTCTTTCCACTCTATCTTTTTTTTATTTTTAGCTTCTTCTTTTGCTTTAGCTTTGTCCATAGCGTCCATTTCTTTTGTAATTCTTTTTTGTTCTGCAATGTCAGCTTTTTCTCTGTCTTTCATACGTTTAACATATGTAGTATAGTCCGGTCTTTCATGATCATACTTACCCCATAATTGTTTAGCTTCTTTACCAATCTTACCATCTATTGGACATGGTGTACCTGCTTGAATCATAGACTCAAACACTCTTTCATCTTGACAAAGTATTGCTACAGCTGCAACTTTCATACCAAAGTCATTTAGTATTCTTGCTAATTTTAATCTTTCACAGTTTTTATCTATTGCATGCTTACCACCACTAATACCAAGTCCAAATGTTTGAACACCTAATGATACACCCACAGCACAAACATCTTGTGTCATACTGTTGTATGATGGTGCACCTGCACTTGGCGGTGCTGATTTAACATTAGAATTACTTGTAGAGTTTGTAGTTGTATTGGAACTAGACCCTGTTTGGTATGTTGTAGTAGCAGTAGATGTATACCCACCCTCAATAGCAGTATTAGATCCTGATGTATTAGTTTGAGTTGAACCTGGATATGCCGGTTGCATAAATGCTAACATAACAAATAAAATAATTAACGTTGCTGTAAACCAATAGTTCACCCTACTAACCTCCATTACTTTTTTCAACCTCATTCTCATATGTTTTATCTACACTTTTTTCACATTGACACCCTTCACAAGTGCAAACTCCATACTCATCCGCGTGTAAATCATTTTCTTCTCCACAATGACAAGGGTGAAAACATACATTACACGAATTCATGTTATTTAATAATTAAAGCTATTACTAAAATTACAAACACAATAGATTCTACTTTGTGATTTGACCAATAATGCATAGCCTTATCTTTTATTTTTTTAATCATTTTTTTTCTCCTCAATTTCATAGAAGAACTTATCAGTATCTTCTGTTATCCATTTGCCTGAGTCTTCCACACTCCACTCATTAGTTTGCACTTTCCAGTCAGGAACATTGTCTTTGACTGTAAATGAAGGTAAATCCCAGATTATTCTATTGTTTGGCTGTGCCGCATAATTGCCGTCATGTAACGCAATTATGTGAGCGCACTTGTGTTCGTGCGGTATTTCGGAATGTTCCGTGTCAAGTATATTACAATCTGGATGTGCAAAGTCAATGGTAAATAGATAATTACCGTGATGCCATTTTTTATCTTTGCCTATGTATTTACCATGTTGTCCACTTAAAATATCATAAGTAGTAACAGCAGGGTAATAACTAAAAGAATTCCAAAGTTCCAGTTCATCAAGTCTTCGAATTGGAACATTTTTCGGTTGAAAATCACGTTGAATAAAAGCCGTAATTGGGAGACGATAAAAGATTGCACCATTCTCCATAATAGCATGCCATAAAATAGCACGACCTGACATACAGCTAATACCAAAGATAATACAGTCTTCAACTTCTCCATGATGTTTTTTGCCATCATATAAATATTCTCTCCTTATTTGTGCGTAGGTTGGTGGTATGTTTGCATTTAAATAAGCCATAATTATTCCTCATTTTATGTCACCCCAGTTTGTACCTTTTTCATAATCTACTTTATTAGGTATCTCAAGTTCAACTGCAGATTCCATAATCTCTTTTATACGTTTAGCTTTTATATCATTTTCTACAGAAATATCCAACTCGTCATGTACTTGGATGTGTGCAACAATGCCTTCTTTATATAATTCTAGCATAGATTTTTTAGTCATATCTGCAGCTGATCCTTGTATTAGTTTATTTAGTGCTTTGTATGTATAAGCACGCTTGATACCTGGTCCATGTTCCTGGACAGCTTGGTCAAACGGTAATGCTTTATGCATACCAAAACTATTTGGTTCCCATAAATGAAATCTACAAAGTCTGCCAAGTAAAGTTCTGATCTGTCCACGTTGCTGTGCTCTGTTAGATACAGATCGTGTAAGAGATTTAACAAATGGAACTCTTTCGTGATAAACAGAAAACAACTCTTCTGCTTTGTCTTTTGATACACCAAGTTCTGCCTGTAGTTTAGCTTTACCCATACCATAAAACAAACCAAGATTAATTACTTTAGCTTGACTTCTTGGTATGTCCGCCATCTTTGCAACGATTGTATGAAAGTCAGCGTCACCATCTTCGTAAGAATCTTTAACACTAAAGACGCTTGTATCTTGATCAAGGGATGCATAGTGCACTACTAGTCTTGGTTCTTGTTGACTGTAGTCAAAGCATCCCCACTCGCAACCAGACTCAGGAATAAAGAGGGATCTAATCATCGGTCCTAAATCTTTGTTGCGTGCAGGAATTTGTTGTAAGTTTGGATTACTATAAGAAAATCTACCAGTTACTGTCCCACCAGTGTCTGATCTAATTTGATTTATATCTGCATGAATCCTACCATTGTGTTCGTGTTTTATAATTGTATCTATAAATGTTGTATGTGCCTTGTTAATCTCTCTTGCTTTTGCTATACATTGTACTAAAGGATGATTATGAGTAGAAAGAAAATTTTTAGTAAATGAAGGCGCTTGTGTTTTTGCTGTCCGTTCGTATTCCAGGTTTAATTTATCAAAGACTTTGGCTATCGACCGCGCTGCCCATATTTGAGTTTGTACTCCTGTTTCTTTTTCTATTTTTTGGAGTAATGTTTCTTCTTGTTTCGCTAGCTGTTGCTTCAGTGTATGAGCTTTTTGAACGTCCACTCTCACCCCAAGAAATCGCATATCAACCAGGCAAGGAAAAAGATCCGTTTCCAAATCAAAAATAGATTGCAAGTCTTGATCTATAATTTCTTTCTGCATAACTTTCCACAAAGCTAAAGTTAACTCCGCATCACGTTCAGCGTAGTTACCAACATACATCGCTGGCATTTTCCACATATCTGCTTTAGGATCTAGTCCCCATTCTTTTGCAGCGTTATTTAATTCTGTTTCATTTTTACCGTGGCCACAATAATCCCAACCTAATGATCCAAGATCAAATCTAAATCTATTTTCATTAACAAGTGATGCTGCAATCATAGTATCAACAATTCTTCCGTTAACTTTTATACCCATAGATTTTATCCATGAGATATCATACATTGCATTATGAAATATTTTTGTAGACTCAGATGCACAAATATCTGTAAACCATTGAATTACTTTACTTTTTTCAAGGTTACCACCACCTTCGTGATCGAATGGAAAGTACCCTGCATAGCCATCTGTTGCAATCGCAATACCTACAACTTTACCTTTACCAACTACAGAACCTGAGCCCATAGTTTTTAATTCTGGATCATGTGTTTCTAAATCAATTGCAATTTCATTACAAAATCTTAAATCAGGAAACTCAGTAGGCTTAACCCATTCTGTTTGTGCTTTGAATATCATTTATAATCTCTCTCTTTGATCATTTCTAAATAATGTATGGCTTTATCTATGTCTTCTACTCCGCCTTTGTGAGAGTGTCTGCATATGTATTTTATAGCATTTCCTTCTGCAAAAAGCAATTTGTTCTTATTTATAAACTCTGCCGGCTGTATTTCCATGTACATATAATGTGTACCGGACACTTGTTTCTTGTATGGATCGTCACTCATATTTTAAACTCCTTAGATTTGTTTGGACATTTTATTAAATATAAATTTTGCATAGTTCTTGTGATACCTACATACCAAACACGATACTCTTCATCTTGTTTGTATACAGATTTTTTTGCTCCTTTAAGCGTGTTTGCTGTATGATTTAAAAATAAAACAACATTAGTTGCTTCACCACCTTTTGCACCATGTATTGTTGATACTTTTATTCTTGCGTCTTTCGTTGGATCTTCATTGTTTAGTAGTAATAATCTCATGTAATTTATTTGACTATCAGATACATTGTTAAATGCATCATACCACTTCAATGATAGATTCATTGATCCTTTTATTCTTTCTTTAATTCTTTGTAATTGTATGTCAGGAAGAGCAATCTTTTTTTGTAATTGCGACCAGTATTGTATATCTTCATACAAACTTTTACCAATACTATTTCCTTGTGTTGTATTAAAAAATAAACCTTTCTTTTTTAAATAAGTTGGTATTGGTTTTAATAATGACTTAGTTCTAGTAAGTATTAACCAATCACCTGTAGACATATCTATGTCAGATATTTTATATCGCTCGTAAATCTCACCAGATTGAGACTTTGGAAAATACTCTTTGTCAATTCTATTATCTTGTATTCTATCAATGACATCTAATGCAATTTTCTGTATACTACTCGGCACTCTTTCTGATTTTGTTAATGGTATTTCTGTTGCATCATAGTCAATAAAAGAATCTACATCTGCACCGGCCCAACCAAATATAGCCTGGTCATCATCCCCTGCTACCCACACATCACACTTTGTATCTTGTTCTATTTTATTTATCATGGACCATTGTATTAGTGATAAATCCTGTGCTTCATCTACAAATATAACATCAAACTCTGGTATATCTTTTGTATCTAAAAATTTCTGTATCATGTCTGTAAAGTCAATAAGACCATACACTTTTTTATAGTTGTTAATTTCTTTTTCTATTGCATCTAATTTGTTTCTTTCAATTTTAGACAGGTGTTCGTTTAGATCTAACTGATCTAGTACAGATATTTGTTTTACTCTTGCTAAGTTTATTAGTCCTAGATACTCACTGTCAGATGAAAATATACCATTCCAATTATTAGTTTCGTATGATGCATATTTAATTTGTATACCACAGCTATCACCTATTGCTTTGTAATTAAGATCCTGCATAACGTTTTCTTCTTTCAAACCTAATCTATTAAATGCTAGTGAGTGCAATGTTTGAAAGTATTTTATATCTTTCTTTGTAAGTTCTGTTTTTATTTTTAAAAATCTATCTCTTGCTTCACCCGCAGCTTTACGAGTAAAAGCAAAGTAACCTATACGATTTAGTGGTGTGCCTTTGTCCACATACTTTTGTACTTCGTTCAACAATCTTCTTGTTTTACCTGTACCTGGTGGACCTACTACTTTATACCTCATTAATAGTTACTCTCTTTTCGCTCAACTGGTTTGTATTCTATTTTATCTATGTGTAATTGTTTCAGTCTACATACTTTAATTGTTTTGCCATCTACATTTAAAGAATGATTAAACTCAACCAAACATTTATCTTTTAGTTTCTGTGCTATTCTTTCTTCTGGTATTTTCCAACTAGATCCTAGATGATCTATAAAAGAATTAAATCTAAAGAAGTGATGACCTTCTTCTGTTAAACAAGAACCACTGTTAATTTGTATTCTTTGTTTAGCTCTTGGACCATTGACACAATATTGATATAGTTCTTCATTTAATCTATCTTCTATTTGTGTACCTGCTGGTGGTGATATCTTAGTAGAACCTTTTCTAAGTTCTGTTAGTTTTGCTCTAAAGTCTTTTGGTTTTAATGGCTCGTGATAGATACCTGTCTGTTCCCATATTAAATCTAATAACTCTGTTTGTTTTGTAATTAATCTTCTGTGGTTTGCAACAACACCTTCTTTAGTTCCATCTGGTAATACAACATTAAATCTGTATTCTGGTTCTGCATACATTATAATTTCAAAATCTGTAATGTCAGGAAACATAGTGATACTATCTGACTTAACACCAAACGGTCTTGAGAAACAAAGTGTACGCATACATTTGCTTTGTATTGGATCTTCATAACAAGTATGACCTGCAGTATCTTTTTTCCAGGCAGTTATTTTAGAATCTAATTTTGTTTTATCCCATGGGTCTTCTAGATAACTGTAGTTTGCTTTTGCAACTTGATCTGGCCATTTGTCTTTGTATTTCTTTTTAGCAAAGACCATGTAGTTATACATAAATCTATCTCTACCATCATCTAGTTTTCTTTTAGAACACAAAGCTAGACAAGGTGGACCATCTTCAAATTCTGGATCTGTACCTATTAATATATTTCTGTATGTTTCATCTACTAGTTTTTCTAATTCTTGTTTACCAATTTTGCTTTGATTAGCAACTTCTATAAATTTTTCTAAGTCTAGTTTGTTGTTGTCTTTGTCAACTGCATATCTTTTTGTACTACCATTGTTATAGTATGGTAAGTTTATAAAGTTTCCTGGTTTTATTTCTCCTTTGTCATCTTCCTTTAATTCTTTCTGTTTTGGAAAAACCTCTGTGTCAGGATCTAATCCAAGTGGCAGAAGAAAAGACTTCAATGCCGAGATTAGATCGACAGCTGGTATCGGTTCTTTTAAAAACAAATAACAATGCAGTCCTCCGCTTTTAGATAACAATGGTATTAGTGGTAATTTAAATTGTTGAAACAACGCTAAATAATGTTCAACCTTAAAACTTAAATAATCTTTTGAGTCTATGTCTATACAACCAAACTGAACTGTTTTGTCTAGTCTACATGGTTGTATACCAATAGATATCTTACCTTCAATGTGATCTTTATAATCACCTTGTGTAATAGGTCTACCAGCCCACTCATAGTTTGGTTTAAGTTTGTTCTTATCAGTGTCTAATTGTGCCGAAGACATATCGGCGATACCAAAATCACCTTGGTATCCAGTAAATAATTCTATAAATTTATCAACCATAAAGATCCCGGGTCGGAGCGGCTCAACTCTCGCATTGCCGCTCCTATCTGCTCCATAAGAGTAGAATTAGTAGTTAGATTCCTCTTGTGTTACAGCCGCAGCTTTTTGCTGACTGTTTTTTAAAGAGTTGTAAAAATCTCTAGCCATTTGATATAGGCCGGCATTGTCTACTTTTCTTACCATAGACACATTATAACCATGCCAAGTAAAACTACCTGAGTTTTCTACAGAATTTAATTTATAAATTCTAGAAAATGTAGGTGCTTGTAAAGATTTTCCTGTACTAGGATCGTTTTCAAATTCATTCTCCATTAAAGAATTCCATTGTCTACTTACCTTAAGCTGTGTTGACTTCATAGTCATTAAAGCTTTCTCCGGTCTCTCACCATTGATAACTACAAAGTGATTTGCTGTTTTGATAATTTCATTTCCATTATCTAACATATCTTTGTTTCTATCATTTTGAGTTACCT